CGCTGTTCAAGGTGACCATCCCGCGTACCAAGGTCTGCCCGGACCACTGCGCGCCCTTCGACGCCTTCGCCGACGCCTACTTCCGCACCAACACCGTCCGGAACGGGGTCTACCTGGCACCCGAGCAGCACGCGCCGATCGACCGGATCATCATCCACGCGAGCCGCGGGCTGGCCGGTAAGTCCAAGCTGGCCTCCATCCTGGGCATGACCTTCGCCTACATCGACGGCGCGGACATCACCATCCTGGGCGGCTCGATGACCCAGTCCGCGAACGTGCACGAGTACTGCGGCAAGGCGATGCAGTCCCCGAACCTGCCGGTGGACATGACCCGGGACCAGACCGCCACCAAGATCCTGCTGACCAACGCGGCCCGGCTGCGCCCGCTGCCCGCGAGCCCGAAGACGGCGCGTAGCCCGCACCCGTCGATCCTGTTCTGTGACGAAGCGGACGAGATGGACCTGATGGTCTACGACGCCGCGCTGGGCCAGCCGATGCCGCAGGAGAACTACCTGGGCGTGGACGTGCCGACGCTGACGGTGGTGCTGTCCACCTGGCAGTATCCGTCGGGCACCTTCACCGAGATCCTGCGCCGGGCAGATGAGGGCCGCGAACCGGTCTACCGATGGTGCTACCGGGAGAGCGCCAACCCGATCGACGGCTGGCTGCCGCAGGAGACCATCCAGGTCACCCGCAACCGGGTGTCCAAGGCGATGTGGGACGCCGAGTACGAGCTCGGCGAGCCGGCCATCGGCGACCGGGCCTTCGACTCGGACGCGGTGAAGCGGGCCTTCTGCCTGAAGTTCGCGCCGGCCGACGAGCTGGGCGACGGCAAGGGCTACCTCGAGCACAAGGAGAGCAAGGACTTCGAGGAGTACCGGTTCGAGCGCTGGGTGAAGGACGCGGTCTACGTGGCCGGCTGCGACTGGGCCAAGCGCAAGGACAAGACGGTCATCTGGGTGGCCCGTATCGACGAGGCCAAGCGCCGGCTGGTGTATTTCCTGCGGGTCAACCGGCGCCCGTACCCGGTGATGATCGGTTGGTTCAACAAGGCGCTGCGCTACTACCGGATCCGCAACGGCGGGGCCTACCACGACTCCACCGGCCTGGGCGACGTGGTGGACGACTACGTGGACATCCGGGCCCGCGGCTTCACGATGACCGTGGACAAGCGGGCCAAGATGCTCAACAACTACGTCAACGCGATCGAGAAGGATGCCTGGCGGTTGCCGATGATCGGCTCGGCGTACCGGGAGATGCTTTACTGCCGGGTCGGCGACCTGTATGCCCGCGACGCCCCGACCACCAAGGACGAGGCCGAGTTCCACCTGCCGGACACCGTGTGCGCGGCGGCGCTGGCCGAGTACGCGGCCGCGAAGATGCCGGTGCTGGTCGCCCCGCAGGTGGTCGAGGGCAAGGGCGAGCCGCACGGTGAGCGGTTCAGCGCCCAGGACGAGGCGGAGCACAAGAGCCTGACCGAGCTGGCCCCGCCGGAGCCGACGATCACCCTGGTAGTGGGCGGCTGAGCGGCATGGGACGGGCTGCGCCAGGCCGGACGATAAAGGCATGACGTACCCGCCGCGGTACTCGATGGACGCTGTCACCGGGGTGATGGACCAAACCCCCGGCGACGACATCGTCAACTACCCGATCAACCTGGAGATCGGCCGGGCCGGGCTGCGGCGCACCGGCGGCTATGTCGACGACGAGTTCCTGCCGCAACTGCGCTCCCGCAAGGCGGTCAAGGTCTACCGGGAGATGCTGGACAACTCGGCCACCCTGGGCGGGTTCATCAACGCGGTCACCCTGCTGCTGCGGCAGATCGAGTGGCGAGTGGAGGCGGCCGGCAACCAGCAGGGCGCGGACAAGGCCAACGCCCGCTTCCTCGAGACCTGCATGGACGACATGGAGGTCACCTGGGGCGACGCGATGCTGGAGATGGCCAGCTTCATCCCCTACGGCTGGAGCCTGCACGAGCCGGTGTACAAGCGGCGGGGCGGGCCGTGGGAGCAGGACCCGAAGCGCAAGAGCAAGTACAACGACGGACTGATGGGCTGGCAGAAGATCCCCGGCCGGGCCCAGGAGACGATGCTGCGCTGGGTCTTTAACGAGACCGACGACATCCTGGCCATGGTGCAGATGGCTCCGCCACGCTATGAGCGCCGGGTGCTGGACATGCGCCGAATGCTGCTGTTCCGCACCCGGCCCGACCGTAACAACCCGGAAGGGCGCTCGGCGTTCCGCAACGCCTACTCCTCGTGGTGGAACATCAAGCGGCTGGAGGAGATCGAGCTGATCGGCGCCGAGCGTGACCTGGCCGGCATGCCGGTGGCCAAGGTGCCGAGCAAGATCCTGGCCGCGAAGCCGCCCAGCCAGGACTACGAGATGCTGCAGGCGATCCGCCAGCTGGTCACCAAGACCCGGCGCAACGAGCACGACGGCATCGTCTGGCCATGGGACATCGACCCGGACACCAAGCAGCCGGAGTACGAGTTCGAGCTGATGACCTCCGGCGGGTCCCGGCAGTTCGACCTCGAGTCGATCATCATGCGGTACCACACGCAGATGCTGCAGTCGGTGCTCGCGGACTTCCTGCAGGTGGGCCACGAGAACGTCGGCTCCTACAACATGCACACCGACAAGCGCGGGCTGTTCCAGACCAGCATCAACGCCTACGCGCAGATCATCGCCGACCAGTTCAACCGGCACGCCATCCCGCGGCTGTTCGCGCTCAACGGCAACAAGCCGGACGAGGTGCCGCGGATCGTGCCGAACGACGTCGACCCACCGGCGCTGGACCAGCTGGCCGGCTTCATCTCCGCGCTCACCTCCGCCGGCTACCCGATGTTCCCGGACCCGGAGCTGGAGCGCTTCGTGCGCGATGCCGCCCGGCTGCCTGCCCCGGACCCGACGATCGAGGCGATGCGGGCGCAGGAGCAGCGTCAGCAGGCGATCATGGAGCTGGCCAACCAGCAGCTGCAGCTGGTCCAGGTGGAGCAGCAGGCCGCGCAGGGCACCATGGCGCTCGAGGGCCAGGCGATGGGCAACGTGGCCCAGGCGCAGGCCATCGGTGCCGCACCGGAGGAGCAGGGCCCGTCCGCGGACGAGTCCGCGCAGGCCGGGGAGAAGACCAAGCAGTCCAAGCTGGGCACCGACCAGCAGCGGGTCCGACTGGCCCAGGAGAAGCAGAAGCTGGCGAACCTGAAATCGAACAAGAAGCCGGCGAACAAGAAGGGTTCGGACAAGCGGAAGGTCGGCAAGTCCGCCTTCGGGATCGAGCACCAATGATCAGCGCCTTCGGGGTGGACCACAGCCTGATCGCCAAGGCGGCCCGCAGCGAGCAGGAGAAGCACTACGGCCGGATGGCCGCGACCACCGGCGCGATGGGTGCCGGCGCGGGCGCGCTGGGCACCGCGGCCGGCGTCATCGGCCACATGGAGGCCAAGGGCCACGACCCGATGGGCTTCGCGGAGCCACGCCGGGCGGGCCAGACGGTCTCCCCGTACCTGCGTTCGCGGATCATCCGGCCGCAGCTGGCCGGGCACCGCTGGCAGGCCAAGACACTGGGCGGCATCGGCGCCGCTTCGCTGGGGCTGGCCGCGGGCTACAAGCACAGGCAGCACCGCCTGCAGCGCCAGCAGGCACAGCCGGTGCTCACCAGCAAGCGGGACAGCCGGCAGCGGGCCGAGGACATCGGGATGGACACCGCGGCGGTCGGAGCTGCCGGTGGGATGGGCTATGCCGGGCACGTGGCCGGCAGCGTGCTGCACGAGCAGGCCGGGGTTGCCCATGCGCGGGCCCAGGACGCGAAGAAGGTGCTCGCGGGCGAGCGCACGCCGAACAGTCCCTTCTACGGCCGGGGCAAGAAGCGGGCTGAGTTCGCGGCCCGCCGCTACAAGATGGGCCGCCGGGTCTACATGCTCAAGCGCCCGGGATCGGCGCTGGCCTATGGAGCCGCCGGTGCTGGTGCGCTGGGCATGGCCGAGGTCGGTCGGCATGTCTACGCCAGCCACAAGGAGAAGCAATGATCTCCGCGTTCGGGGTCGACCACGACCAGACGGTCGCCAAGGCGGCGCTCGTCGAGGCCTACCACGCCGGGCGGCGCGGCCGGGCTGCCTATGACGTGCTGCGGCAGGCCGGCAAGGTGACCGGACCGGCACTGCGGAGCGAACGGAGCGCGCTGGCTCGAGCCCCGGAGGAGGCTAGCCGAGGCGAACGTGCCGCCCAGCATCTCGGGTTCCATCGCAACGCCTACCTGGTCGGGGCGGGTGCGGCCAAGGAGACCGCCGCGGTTGGTGCCGGCTACGCGGCCTGGCAGCAGCGCAAGAAGCGCAAGGCGATGGGTCAACCGGCTCCGATCGCGCCGGTGGTGGCGGACCTGGCGAAGGCCTGGACGCAGGCCGGCGGGGACAAGCCGACCGGTCGCTACGGGCCACCGGAGCCGTTCGGGCAGATGCTCAGCTACAGCCCGAAGCAGGCGGCCAAGTGGCGGGCTTCCGGTTACCGGGTCAACGAGGCCACCGACAAGTCCGGCCGGTTGTCCTATGGCCGGTCCGGGGTGTATCCGAACGTGGAGCGACGGAGCGGGCTGTTGCGGCGCAAGCGGAGCAGCGCCGATCCCACTCACCTGCGGTATGAGATGAGGGACCAGGCATGATCAGCGCATTCGGGGTCGACCACGGTCCGATCGCCAAGGCTGACCGACACAAGGAGCCATTGGTCACCGAGCGGGGCAAGCGGATCGGCACCGCCACTGCCGCCGGCGGTGGCTACGGCACCGGTCTCTACGCGCTGGGCCGGCGGCTGCCGCGCTGGAAGAAGGGCACAGCCGGGCTGGCTGGCCTGGCCGGCGGCGTGGGTACCGGCTATCTGACCAACGAGTACCTGAAGGCCCGGCAGAGCCGACTGCCGGAAGACCGGTCATGACCGTCACCCGGGTGCGCTGGCCGGCCGAGCCGGGCTTCAACCGCGCCGCCGCCGATGCGGTGTACAAGGCGCTGACCAGCCTGGACGACGACTCGGCGCTGATCTTCGGCCGGCTGCTGGTCGCGGAGGGGATCCGCTACGACCTGGCCGGGCACGGCTACGCGATCGCGAAGATGCTGGACGCCGACGCCCAGGCGCGGATCGGGCTGCTGAAGAAGCGGTTGGCCCGCACCGCGATCGCGAAATCACGGCGCGGTGAGGACAACCTGCCCGAGCTGGCGAGGTTGGCAACCCTGACCAAGGGCTACAACCGGGATGAGGCACGGGACTGGCGGGGCCGGTGGGCCACCTTCGAGAACCGCCGGTTTGCCGAGCACGCCCCGATCTTCAGCGAATCCGGCACCAAACCGATGAACGACAGTCACGCGGAGAACCTGGGCATCCCGAAGCCGCCCGACAAGGACACTGCGGGTAACAACATCAAATGGAGCGCGGCGGACCGGACGCACTATCAGCAGGCCTACCTGCAGATCCAGGAGATGGTCCAGCCGTACCGCAGGTCCGGGTCAAATCCGTTGTTGCACCTACAGGTCGCCGACCGGAACGGCAACTTCACCGAACAGGTGGTCCCCATCCCGCCGCCCGGCAAGCCGGGGAAGAAGCCGAAGAAGGGCGAGACTTTGGAGTTCGCCCAACATCTCGGGCCCGGGAAGCGGGTCGCCGGCGCGGCGGTGTCCACCAAGCAGGTGCTTTCCGCACCCGGCGCCGCCTATGACGTGATGGCCGCCGCCGGGCAGCCACGTGCCGGTGGCTACCTGGCCGGTGCCGCCCAGAAGGGCGGGGCGCTGTCCGCGGAGGGTATGACGTCCTACCGGGAGGCCCTAGACGAGGCGGCCCTGCAGCAGCAGACCCCGGCCGGGCGGGCCTTCGCCCGACTGGGCGCCAGCTCGAAGCTGATGCAGGACACCCTCGGCGAGTACGCACCGCCGAAGCTGGCACTGGCGATGGCGGTCGGCGAGCACGTCGGCCGGTTCGGGCCGGAGGCGCAGAAGGTGATCGGGCCGGCTGCGGACAAGGCCGCCTACCGCTACCGGGGTACCGAACGCAAGGTCGACCCGGAGATGGCCAGGGTGCTGGGCAGCGTGCGCAACATCCGCATCGACCGCCCCGACGGACAGGTCGATGTGCGGGCCACCATGAACGCCCGCCGGGAGGCGCTGATCCATGGCTTCGAGGACGAGGAAGGTGTTGAGCAGGCCTGGACCCCGTCGCGGCTGCATGACTATTTCGGCCCGGGCGGCAAGGTGCTGCCCAAGGCGGACCTGAACACCCTGCAGCGCAAGTCC